CAATAGCACTCACCCCGTTGGGATGCACCCCTGTAACGCAAAGACTCCCGAAAGCAGCATTGTATGTAAATAAACTTCCTAATGTTGCGGGTGTCCTCGCTACGTTCATAGCGTAACCATCTACAATATAGTAATAAGAGTAACCTAAACCCGACATTGTAACCTGCTTAATCTTTGCGGCTGTAATAGTTTCTGAAACGTCTGTAGGGAAATCATTTGAGCCTGTTGTAGCTGTTGTAGGTACTAAATAGGCATAAGCTACTATCTTAGCTTTTTGGTTAAAATCTTCTACGCTTGTTTGAATAATACAGCTATCGTGCGCCCCGTTTACAGTTGCAATATAATCACTGAAATTACCCGCAACGTTTGTGAAAACCACCCAAAGTAAAGTACCAATAGCAGCCTCTACATAAAAGTCCGCAACGTCTTGATATACTCTCGTTCCGTTTGTAGTATCAAAAGCCGCATCTATTCCCTTATCGGTTAAATCCTTTAAGGAAGTAATTAAATAAGGTGTATCGAATGCCCATCCACTAGCTGCCGCTGTTTGTGGTACATCGAAAAATATTAAGCCTATTCCGTCACTACTTTGTGGTACGCCTACTTGGTCGTTTGCCACTGTTTGTTTGACTAGGTGCTTCATTTGGTAAAATTTCTAATTGTTCAACTAATTTTTTTTTTCTTCTGTAACTTCTTCTGTTACAACCTTTTCAACTTTTGGAGTAAATACAGGCACTTCCCTTACAAATTGATTTGCTGTGATGTTCTTTTGCTTTTCTTTCTTGAAGGCATCTTGTAACTCACTTTCAATTTCTAAAACAGTAGCAGGAAGTTTATCGCCTTTTTTGTACTGTTTTCTGTACTTTTTTCTAGCACTATGTGCGAAGGCTTCACTAGCTTTGTTGTAAGCGTTGTTACTGTTTTCTTCCGCCGTAACTTTGTAGTTCGGATGTTCGGGGTCTGGGTAATTTTCTGTAAAAATATCACCGCTGCCGTGAATCCATGCTTCACCATAATTATCAATAGCAAAGGCTAAATGGTCAACGTGCGAAGGTGTTAAGGCAGGGAAGATTGTAGATTGTTCTGTTGTCATTTTTTGTTTTTTTATTTTTTATTTAATCAATGGACGAATCAAGGTATTTGCCTTTGCACTTACACTAGCTGTATTTGATGTTATGTATTGAATTTTCAAATATCTACTAGAAAAGTAAACTGTATCTTTTGCAAAATCAAATATTTGCGCTCCCGTTGCCGAAAAAGTATAAGTATTAGTATAGGTTGATTGATTAACGCCCTTAACTAAGGCAGTATAAGTATTGTTATCTTCAGATTGAAAATACTTTGCCGTTACTGTTGCCGTTCCTGCACCTACTTTAGTCCAATTAAGCTGACCGCCTATTGCTAAAGCGTTGGCATGATTGATAGGTAAAATGTAAGTCAATGTATCAGAAATCCCAATACTATCACCAACATTTGAACCCCATCCACTTTTTGTTGAAATTGCTGCACCTTGATTTGTTGGTGCTAATGTGTAACTACGCCCTTGAGCAAAAGAACCTAAAACCGATAATGTAAATAATAAAGAAAGTAAAAGTTTCATTTTAAAAATTTTAAGAAGTGAAAAGAAAGGGATAACTTAATGTTACCCCTTTTTTATTAATTAAATAGCTGCTGAATAACCTAAAATTGCAGCCCCGTTTCCTGTTTTCCTCATCAAACTTGCCCCCATTCTTGCATCACAAGAAAGTTTCAAACCGTAGTTTGTAGGGTCTTGTTGTACAAACACATCAAACATTCCAAATCCGATACCTAACTGAGATGCAATGAATGCAAGGTTTGCGCCTGTTGCTGTTGATGGTACTGAACCTGTTGGGTCGATAACTGTACCTGTAGAACTCAATAAACCTACTTGGCTACGTTCCTTTACAATTGTGCTGTTCAAATCAAGTGCGCTGAAATTCTTTTCACCTGCATTTGTACTGAACTTGTTAAGCAAGGTTTGTACGTTAGGGTCTGTTTTCAACATTTTTAAGCCTGTAGGGTCAACCACTATTTGAACTTGCTCTTTATCCAAACGATAATTTTGTTTTCTGAACAATTGTTCAATTGAAAAAACATCATTTAAAACAAGGTTGTTTACCGTGCCGTTATAAGCAGCATTGTAAATCCAACTGTTGTTAGTGTTTGGCGAAATATTGGTAGTTAATACGCTGTTTGTATTGTTTGTTTGACCTGTTGAATAAATTACAGACGTTGCTGAAACTTGCTCTAAGAAAGTAGTAATTAAATTACTATCTATTGAACTCCAAAACTTGTCAAGTGCTTGCGCCCATTGCATACCTTGTACATCATAGCGTTGTACCGCTGTTTTGTAGTTATTCCACAACATAGGTTGTAAGAAGTAAGGCAGCATAGTCATTGCAACTGCATCATCATCCGTGCTATAGTTAGCAGGTGTTGAAGGTTGTGATCCAACGTAAACTAAAGGATTAGCAGCAATGTTTGCCCAAACTAACCCTAAATTACCCGTAGTCATTGAAGGGTTAAAAGTTGGTATATCGCTCTTCCAATCACCTTTTGGATAAAGGGTGAAAAATGCAAGGCTTAAAAAGTCAATTGCATAAGTTGAAGGATTTGCAAGGAAAGTATCTGTAGGTGTTGAATCAAGCCCAACACGGAAAGTACCGTTATCCAAAGCACTTAACAATCCAATCATATCAGAACCGCCCCTTTGCTCAGGTACTGGCTTATTCTTGTAGTGCTTTCCTGCAACCTCAGCCATGTCAACACTTGAATTAAGTGTATGTAGTCTGAATGCGTTTGTTACTGCGCAAAACTTAGGGTCACTAGCTAAACCCATCATAATAGCTTTATACTCGTTATCCTCTTTGTTTGCGCCTAAGCCTGTTTTGAATTTTTCAACGATTGCTTTATCTTGTGCATCGTTGCTCGCTGACAATTGAGTCATTGTCTTAAAACGAGTTTCGTTTACTTTTACGTTCACGGGTGTAGTATTTAATTTTGTAGGCTCTACAAGTGTAGGCTTTAAATTGATTTTTGGCAAATTGCTAACAGGGAACAAAGAAGCGGATAATTGAGCCTTAGTTGCGCTCATTCCGTCTTGGTCTTCGTCCTCTACTAAAGCGTTGTAAACCTTAGCGTGTTCATCGTATGCCTTTGAACATTCGTTGTAAGTTGCTTCTGCCCCTTCTAACTCTTGCTTGTACTCAGGTGATACGTTGTCTCCTGCTTCTGCTACTTTCTTTTGAACTTCTTCTAGTTTAGACTTTGCATCCTCAGCTTTCCCTTTAGCACCTTCCATTTTCTTTTTAGCTTTTTCAATCTTGGCTGCAAGTCCTGTCGGGGTGCTTGGCTCGGTGTCAGGTTTAGCAACTGTAGATTTAGGCTTTTCACCTATTCCCATTGCATCTAAAATAGTCTTAAATAAACCCCCTGCTTCCTTGACGCTAATCTTAGAATCGTTGTCAATAGGTTGGGGTGTTGGTGTTATTGGTGGTATGTTTTGATTACCTTCCATTTTTTTTGAGTTTAAAGTTATAAATTGAGTTAATGTCTCCTTAGTGTTGTCTTCGTAAATGTGTGCTGAAAGTTGTACGGCTGCCGGGTTGCTTGGTAATGTAACTAGTGATATTTCGTAGGCTTCAAATGAATCTGCTATCATGTTGCCGTTTTCGTCAATAAACAAATCAACTTTCCCTACTTGGTTAGTGGTTGTTTTAAATTTTACAAAACCACCTATACTAGCTGTTAGTTGCCCTGCTTCGTATAATGCCTTAGCCGTTCTGCTTTCTTCTGTGATTTCATTGAATTTCGGAGTGCCTAAAACGTCATCCCCTTTAATATTAATAGTCCATAGTCCTAATGGGTCTCTTTCCCATTGATGCCCTTTCAACATAATAGGGTGCTTATCGAACCTACTCCAATCAATTACGTTGGTAGGTAGAATAAATCCTTTGTTATTTGGGGTGCTATTTGTTACTAAAATTTCTTTCACGCAACAAAGGTTTAATTATCTTATATTTGTATCTCAATAGGTAAGACTTTATTTATGAGTAAATTACTTTTTCAGGTTGTAGTTTCTGAATTTCAGAAAAAAAAGATTAATGAGTACAAAGAGAAAGGGCTATCATCGAATGACATTGTAACTGCACTTTCTGCCCCTTGCTTTAATGGCAATATGACTATCAAAGTGTTTTGTAAAAAATCAGGGGAGTATGTGGATATTGATAGGAATCTATTTAAGAGTAAAAAAATAACGGTTGTGAAATAAAAAAACAATAAAACAATAAATATGCACAATGCAACAGGAGAAGAATATTTAAGGGCAAAAATTGAAGAAGAAATAAGGATTGCCAACCTTACTAAAGAACAAAGAGAAAAGGAATTTGCCGACTTTATAAAGGAACTCAATGAAAAGTCCATGCAAGAAACTCAATCTATTCACAACAGTATAAATGCTAAAATAAATAAGCATATACAAAGTAAGATTCAATGGCTTATTGATGAAAACAAGCAAACGAAAGAAAGCTATAGGATTATGACAAAAATTTCAATTGAAACTTTAGAACGTATTGATAAAAAGTTTGAAGATTTCTTAAAAATAATTTCTTATTAAAATGAATATAATACAAGCAATACAAGAATTATATAATCAATGGGATGGTAGTACAGAATCTGCACCAATTGTATTGAGGGAAATTAATTTATTGATACACAATACAGATATTCCATGTATCAGCGCAATTAAGGGTATAAAAAAGAATATACCTAATAGAGTAGTAATCATTTCAGATGTAACACAACCCATACCATGAGAACAATACTAGTTTTACTATTATTCATAGCTGCCATCATTTGCTTATGGTGGCAAATTTGGGAGGGGTTCAGTAACTTACTAAAATAAAAAACCCCGTCTCATGTAGATACATCAACGGGGATAAATAAAAAAACACAACAAAAAAAGCTTAGTTAAAAACTATAGTAGGGTGAACGGTGACTGTATTAGGCGTAATTATTTGATTTGGTAAAGTTGCGCTATCCATTGCAATACATTCATACACTAATTTAAAACCTTTTGTATTTGTTAAGTCGGGTAAACTGTCCGCATCTTCAACCCCTGCAAATGCAGCAATAAACCCATAAGTTGATTTAATATTTTGCATTGATGTAGTTTCCCATGTCCTTGTAAGTGTGCGAAGATTGAAAGTATTGCGTATGTAGTCGAAGTCCTCGATATAGGATAGTGACACATCTAAGTCGTTACTATTCGCTTGGTCGTCAAAATAACAATAAACGTTAATTGACAAAGTAAAGCACATATTTGTCAAGCCCCCGATACTCATTGAACTGTTTCCGCTGCTTGGTGCAAAAGAAATAATTACAAAGTTTGCCGTTGTGCTTACATCTTCGCTCGTGTTAAACTTCTCCAATAAAAAAACATCTAAAGGTCTTTTTTTATCGGTCAAAATTTGCCACGTTATCGCTGTAACTTCTTCAAGTATTCCTTTTATAATTTCGGGTGTCATATTTTAAACTTTTTTAACTTTTCAAAAAAACTTTCTTTTATTGGCAATTTATCGGAACGATGATAATCTAACTGCCTTCTTAAATGTAAGTTACACATAATCTCATTATTGTACTTTTGTTCTAAAAGCTCAATTCTTCTTTTTAAAACTTCATTTTCATTTTTAACTTTGTCAGTATCAATGATATTTATTTCTATTGTCATATTTTTAAATCTTTAAGTGCTTGCTGTACTAAGGTGTTAAATTTATCTTTTGCTATTGTGTAAATATAAGGGTTACCGTCACTATTAGGCAAAGGCATAAATTGACGTTGTGGCATTTTACCTACACCCTCATTGTGTGCCTGTGCATAAGGTACTATTTTTAAGTTCGTGTACACATTTACGCTTTTCTCCCCTGCTGTAAATTTAATGCTATTTCTCAACGTTCCTATTTGTTGAAGTATAGGTCTGCTGCTATTAAATACCCTGCCTTTGTATGCCTTACCCCTTGCATCATAAGCCTTATTTGTTTTTGGGTTTCTATCCTTCCATTGAGTAGTTCTTTTGCCATCAAAGTAACCTTGTAGCTTAAAATTATTGTCAATTGCAATTAGTGACGCATTACCTATAATTCTAGGTAATTTCTTGATAACTTCCTTAACGGCTTCGTTATCCTTTCTAAAGTCTGCTAATAATTGCGTTATAGGTTTCATTTTATATAAATCGGGAAACCCTTTTTTAATTTTAAATACTTGCTTTGAACCATATCTTCCACCTTAACAATATTACCACCTTCAACACTTACCACCAAATTAACTTTACCAAACAATATAAAATATAGCCGTGTTTCTGTTTGAGCCTTATTTAGCCATGTTCCCCATATTTCATTCGGGTACTTTATAGCCTTGTCAATATTGCCGTAATTAATAGGGGCAAAGTTGCGAACGTGATTAATCATGTTGGTATTAAGGAACACATTCAACTTCAATCTATCATTTTGAAACACTATCTTCTTCTTTCCGTGCTGCCATGTATGAAATTGATTTGCTACGTCTGCCAACGGTGGAACGTTACCGCCCATTGATGAAAGTGAGGTGTATTGTATTTTGTTGCCTGCTGCTTTAAGATTGTCGATATACGGGCAGTTTTGCTTCGGAAACATTCCCTGTTTTGCAGGATTGAAACGAAACTGCTCATTAACATACTTTTCTAGTAATTCCTTACTTTGTGCCTTCGTTTGTGGTTTGCCGTAATCGACATTTTTAAAAGTACACCTACAATTGAAAGCGTTTCTCGGGATTACACTATCCCCATACGGGTCACCTATTTCAAATATTTTACCGTCCAATTCTCTATGGTCGTGCCTAACCCTACTATCGTGCATCGTCTCATATTTCCAATATGGGTAAATGTCTTTATCCTCTTCCATCTGTAGAAACTTATCAGCCATTACGCCGTTACCTACTGCATTGTCATATTCTACTCGTAGCCATGTATCGCTAATCTGTTTTTTATATTCGTTTGCATCGTTAATAAACTTACCAATAGGCTTTATAGAGCCGTCTGAATTAAACACTAACTTTTGCAACTCTTTTGCTTCTGTAAGTGTTTTTGCTGCTGAAAATTGAGTATAGTTTAAAATATACCTTTCGTATAGTGCTGTAGGTGCTTCGTTTACGTATGCCTCCGCCCACTTGCTAATCGAGTTATATTCCGCTTCAAAAAAAGCATCATTATAAATCTGCATGATAGGCAAAAACACAATATCTCCGTCAGGATTTTGATAGACATAATCTAGCTCATCATCCCTTAGCCCCATTGCCTTAGATATTGCACTATTGACCGACATTTGTAGTTTTTTCTTGAAAATAATTTTTTGCTATTCCGTTCGCTATGAAAAACTCTTCTGTAAGTTCTTTGTTGTTTTCTGCCATAATATCACTCAAAGTCTTAATTTCTGTCAAATCAAAACGCTTTGATGTGTCTGCCTTAAACTTTACATTATCAGGAAGGTTAGTGTACCATTTTCGCAATTTAGGTAAATATATACTATTCATGTAACTAGTGACATATTCTAGTATATCGGTCGCCACGTCCTCCCAACTTCTCTCATGCACTTCGCCCAAAGATTTGTTCCCGTTCTTACCGGTGCCGCTTGTAAGTGTTGATAAGATAATCATTCTTTCAAGTTCGCCCTGTTTTTGAGTTATAAACTCCATAAAAACTTTGTATTGGTCGGACTTGCTGCCCGTGTCCACCGCTTCTATGTCAATCTGATATACAGGTTCTCCCTTGTCGTCTAATATGTAAGGTCTTACCACTCCCTTAGTTGGGTCTATGTTCGCCGCTAGGTCTTCCGCTTGATGCCTTAGTGGATTAAACTCTGTGCCTGTTGTGTCGTCCGCCGTTCCTTGTTGTGGATAACCAAATGCAAGTAAAGGGTAACCGTTACGCTTTGCACCTGCTAACCAATAGTTGTAAGCATTATTCCAAAGTATAAACTCCCTTGATATTGTTTGCATCCACCCTAAAAAGTTCTCGGGTGACTTGTGCGGCTGAATAAATAACAAGTCGTCTTGCGTTGCAACTGCAACCCCGTCATAATAATCAAACGTTCCCGTTTTTAAATATTCGTTTACTGCATCCACGTTTTGCATAGGATATTTGTAAATTTTATTTTCAATAGGATTGAAGTTTAAGCAAGTGAACCCCCAAAAATGAGAAAGTGCGATTTGTTGCCTTAATTCTTTCTGCCAATTTTTACTACATAATTCCTCTGTCCATAGTGGTAATTCTTCGCCTTTATCATTTACTAATTGAAAAGGTACTTTGCCTATTGACGCTTCAATTTTTCTAAAAAGAAACCTAACAAACCCACTACTTTCATACGTCCACGAAACCAAAGCAGCGTAATCAATAGCGTTACCAAATCTAAAAGCATTGTCACAAGCCTGCCGCCAACGTAATAAATCCCATTGCCTATAGTAGTTATTAGGGAATACTTGCGAAGTCGTACTATAACCCGAAGTCCTCGGTATCATAAACGGGTTTACTTGTGGCGACTGCCCTTGTGCAGGACTTGACTTGATACCCGGCACTCCCCACCCTGTACCTGCCCCCGTGCTTTTTAAATATGCTTGATTTCTTTTTTTCATGAGTTACCCTATAAAGCTGAATGTATCTTGTGTAAGTTGTGTTATACTGCCAACGTTCGGGTTTATTGCATCCCTTTGAACGGCTTTTAAAGATGTTTGCTGTTGTTGTATCTTTTTAATTTCAGCGTTATTTTCCGAAATCATATCTTTCATTCTGTCGGAAATATAACTATTCCCACCTAGCACATTTTCAATTGCTTTTATTGATGTTCGCTTAACGCTGACTAAATCCCGTGCCGTTGCCCTTTTTGAAAACTCCCCTGTCATGTCATACGTTGCCCCTAGCTTACTTGTTAATTCAGCATATGCCGTATTTATTCCATTGACTATAATGTCCGATGATGTAGCGTACTGCCTTTGCAATGCTTGGAAAGGACAATATTGAATCAGGTCTTTGCCTGTTAAATATCCGTAGCTTAACGCTTCAAAGTCTGCTTGTGTGATAGGTGTTGCCATAACGCAAAAGTATAATAAAATTACATAGTAAATTGATGTTCTGTTCTTGGGATTATTTTAGGCGTTGTATAGGTCGGTTTATTAGGGTTACGGTATTTGTCGTAGTCGGATGAAAAGGCTGAAACCATGAAATAACGTTTACAGTCTGAGTTGTGTCCAAACTCTTCATAACTTACTTTTGTAACGGGATTAACTTTTTTTGTTTTCTTTAAAGTTCCGTCACTATCTTCTAAAGCGTATTGATAATCGAATAAAGATTTTTTACAACGTTCATTTATTAGGATTTCTATTTTAGTACGCCCTGCGTAACAACTATTAACAAAACCGCCACTTTGAACAACCGAAGGATTTACAGATTGAATTTTCAAAATAGGCTTGTAACTTTTTAAATGTTCTAATATTTTTGTAAAAAAGTTTTGTCCTTTTTCTAGCTTAGTATCTTCCTTCATACTTGTACGGTCACCACCTATAAAAAGCCCTTTCACTCTTTCATGTGGGTATCTTTTCATAAATTCGTTACATACATTTATTACCCTGTTGTTAGGGTCGGGCAAACAAATCTCATCTATCTGAATGGCAGTTTTTTTATCTTCTTTTATGTGTATTTGCCAAAGTAAACACGTTATAAATGGATTTATATTTTCATCCCATGACATAAAAATAGCTTTATCTTCATCCCATCCTATTTTAGTAGTATGAATATTTGCATTAAAATCTTTCCAAAATTCGCCCCCCGTTCTAATTTTTCCCCAATTGCCTAAACCGTAAATTTGATAGTAATTAAAGTCTTTTATTTTGTCCTGTTCAAAATCTTCTATTACATGATTATCTACAAAACCTCCAACTTGTACCCTTTGCCCAAATTTATTGACTCCCCACTTCCCAACAATATAAAAATTGTCTAAATAATTAGTTTTTAAAACTACTAGGTTTCCTTTTTCGTTTACCCACATTCCCGTAATAGGTATATTTTCTTTTGGTATGTCATCGTAAATATTAGTTTCTTGTTCTACTAGATTTTCAGAATCAAAAATTTCTTTTTTTATCCAATGTTCCTCACTCACGGGGTTGAATATTCCTATTATTTGCTGTCCTACCATTCCCCTTAACCGCTTTTTAATTTGCTTTAAGTCTTCATAATCAAATTGGTTTACTTCTTCTAAAATAACCCGTTTAAACCCTTTAATACCTTTTACCTTTTCGCTATCATCTAACCCACGAAAACGACAATATGAACCCGTTAAAATGCAAAGTATATAGTTTTGCTGACAAACAAAATATTCATTTAATCCCCAATCGCTTATAATATCTGTAAAGTCTTTATAAATGCTGTCTCTTATATCTGTTGAAACTTTACGCATTATCATAGCGTTTTGATTTGTTTCAGTTAGCATTAAAAAAACTTGTAATTGTACAACGCTGAAAGTCTTAGATGCAGATGAACCCCCGTAAACCCAAATAAATCTAATTAATGGATTTGCGAAGGCTTTTTTTAAATGCCAGTAAATATTATTAAATAACTCGGGATTAAATCTAATCTCCTTTTTCAGGTTTGCCATATCCTATCATTATAATTGGCACATCCTCCCCGTTTTTATTAACTTGGGATTGTTCTGTACGTTCTACATATCCACGTTGTTTGCCTTTGTTTTTAAGATAAAATATAAGTGCTGTGTCGCTTGGTGGCACATCGTAAACTATTGGTTCGCCTTCGCTATCTGTACCCCTTGCAACTTGTACACCATTCATTTTTTCAAATAGTTTACTTTCAACGTGGTCAAGTGCTACGTTGCTTAATTCATCTACTTTTGCTTTATATTCTGCATCTTCTTTAAGCCAATCATAATGAGTATTACGGGCAATATTAGCCGCCTTAGCTGCTGTAGATACTATCCCGTAAGATAATTCTAAGGCTTCTAACATTTTCGCTTTTAATATGTCACTTTTGTCACTCATACAAACGCAAATAACCCCATTAGAGGGGTTACTGCAAAGGTAAGGGGAATTGTTAGAAATTATCTAAAGCTTTTACAACTTCATTGTTTTCTATTTTCTTGAAAAACAAATCACTTTCATTTAGTCTTTGTAAATATGGCTTTATCTCTTTTGCAATTTCTTGAGATAGGCTGCAAATGTTGTTTATAGTTTCTTCACTTTTATTTTTACTACTCAGCAAATCCCAAATTGCATTTTTTATTTGTTCGTATTCACCCATCAAAGTAAGTGCTTCATCTTGAGTATAGCGTGCAGGAATACGTTTGCAATCTAGTAAACAATATTCCTTAACTCTTTGTGCCAAAACTTCTTTCCCTGTTTGCAAAACTTCATTTCTCCATTGAGAAAACTTAGCGTAAATAATATTCACGTTATTATTATCAAGGTTGTTGCTTAGATAGTTTTCTTTGTTGCGTTTAAGTGCTTCCTGTCTATACTCATAAATCGCAAATATTTTAACCATTTTTATAATTTGCAAAACTTGAGTATGATTAACTAAACCATGTGTTTCAACTTGCTTAGTAAGTCTAACAAGGTAATCCCTTATTTCGTTTCCTTTTTTACTTCTTGATACCATACAAAGTTTTTTCGCTGCATCAATGTGTAAATGGTATTCTTGTCGGTGTTGCCCTCGTTGTCCTGCAATAGTATTACTCGACATAATTGACAAGTAATCTTTACCTTCTTCAAAGTAAAAAGAATCAATCAATTCTTTTTTTATAAACCTTGAATATTGTGATTTTGCCATGTCTAGCAAATCGTACAAATCAGTCATTTTTACAGATTGACCTAACTTAGTTTCAAACGTTTCAAACATAATAATACTTTTTAATTTACTACAAATATAAGGTATTATTTGCAATAATTAACATTACAACAAAGAAAGTTGCATATATTCTTTATGTAAAAAATTATCCTGTCCTATTGGTGCGAATAACTTTTCTTTCGGTTGATTATTATGTTTTTGTGTTCCCCCCTGTAAAGTGCTTTTTTGTTCCCATTGAAGGACGGTTTCAAAGTCTGACGGTGCTGTATATTCAGAAACATACACTTTGTTAGTCTTTGCAATTTGTCTGCACCACTCCCAAAAATCATCATGATTAAAGCCGCCCTCTTTATATTCAGACGTTCCCTTATATGGAATATCACAATAGACTATTGCATCTGTAGGGATAACAATATTTTTATAATCGTCTGAAAATAACCTTAC